GCTCGCAGTTGCTCTCGCACTCGAAATTCCCCAGCAGGCCCAGCGCCCCGGCCTCGCTGATCCCGTGCTGTCTCAGCCTGTTGTAAATGATCTGCTGATAGCTCATGATTGTTACCTCATTGCGGCAAGCCGCCGCAGTTTGCCCGATTGTTCCTGTTGCCATACCGATTCGGCACGGCTGAGTGATGGGCTAATCGTTGGTGAAATAAATCAGTTCTCCATAATATGAGGTGCTTGTCGTTACTGCATTAAATCTAACAACATTGCTGTCTTGATTAATAAGATAAACAAACGCACCATCTTTTGAGCCTGAGTTTGAAAGATATTGCACAGACCTCCACGGCAATTCAAACGAATCATATGCCGTTGTGTGTGCAGAGGAAAATCTCACCCCGGAGAATGTAAAAATGACCACTTTCCCAACCTTTGCAACAGTAGCTTCGCCCCATGATTGAAATGTTACACCGCTTTTTGTTATTACGGTTCCAAACTCAATCTGTTGTGATTTAATCGTCCCATCAGCCACAGGAGTCACCCCCAAAATTTGTAATCGGTTTGTAATTGCTCATCATTAGCCATCCGTCTCAGGCTCTGTCGGTTCAGGCGGCTCTGGATCAGGGATTTCTGGGAGTTTTCCGAACTGCCCATTCGCAATGATTGAGCCGTTGGAAAGCTGAACCACAAAGGCAATCTGGATCTGCCTGTCATCACGCTTGCCAAACGCACCCATCGCATCGTGGTAATCTCCCAGCGCTCTCTGTCGTGCCTTTTCGATGTTGTTATCATAGGCTGTTGACTTGAACGCTTTCGGATAGTCGCTCAGAGAAGCGAACGCACCGTTGGCATCAACGATTTCTGCGTGGACTACAAAAATATCCTGCGTCATTTTGATTTCTCCTTATCAGTTATTCTTCTTGACAAGCACGATGCTTGCTGTGGTTGCACTTGTGCAAGTTCCGTTTAATACAAGGCTTCCGCTTGCCGTTGTCCATGTCACGTCTGTGGTAATAGCAGACGGATTCGCCCATGTGACCTCTGCCACAACGTGATCTGCCGTGATTTTGGCATTGTTCACGGTTGCGATGTCTCCGCTTGTAGCACTGACTGCAACATTCGTGAAGTACAGCGCACCGCCCAGCTCTTCCTGGAGGCTGGGGGCCAGCTTCTCAATCGTGATTGATCCGTCCGAAATCTCCCCGGCCCAGGCCTGGGCGATCGCATCATAGAGCGTCTGGACGGCCGACGCATACTGCGCCGCGATCATACTGGTGTCCGCTGCCACGCTCTCCGTGACCAGGCCGCAGACCTCCGGGTCCAGCCGCTCGTCCGTAATCAGGACGCTGGTCAGCTCCGTAGTGCCTGCCGGGATGCTGATCCGTGCAAGCGACAGCTGCCGCACCGTGCTGTTGTTGGTCAGGGCCGGCGCCACCGCTGTGGATGCGCTGGTCCCTGGCAGAATCTTGACCTCCGGGAGATCTGCGTAGTCTGTGGTCTTCCATTCCACAATCACCCGGTCGATGCGGTTCAGAGTGCCGGTGGCCTCCGCCGGATCAATGTCCAGAGTGATGGCAGAATCGAACCACCAGCAAACGCCGTTGTCATCCGAGTCCGTGATCCATCCGATGCCAGGCGCTACCTGCACCTGCATGGATCCGGCAACAACAGAAACCGCTGCGTTCCCGGTCCCGGCATAAACACCTTTGGTTCGGCCGTGAAGCCAGCGCATGACCTCCTCAGCGCCCTGGTATATATCAGAGTTATTCGGAAAACTGCTAATTTCAGCCATTGTTTAATATCATCTCCCCTAAGGCGGTGAGGATCGGATCCCCGAGCTGCACCGCAGTCTGTTCGCCGGTGACGTCCAGCGTATAAGTCACTCCTGTGATTCTTGCATTGAACCGCACGCCGAAGCGCACGGAGGAACATGTAACGATATCGCCGATGTTGTAAAGGGTTCCGAGCTCGGAGGCGTCGATCACGACGGAGAAGCTCTGCCTGTTGATGTACTTTCCCATTTCCAGCTGCGCGAAGGTCACGGCTCGCTTTCTGGCGTTTGCCAGGCTCTCGCCGTCTTCCTGCGTGATGGAGGAATCCAGCCACAGTTCAAACCTGTCGTCGCCGGTTGCGCTGCCGATGGTCGTCAGCTTGTCGTTCTGGTTCCTGTCCTTGTAGGTTACATAAACGAAGTTGCGGAATGTCGAGCTGTCTTCATTGATGACGAGCTTTGTGCAGGTACCCTGCTCCTCGGCGAATGCGATCGCGTGGATCCCGCTGGTCAGGTCGGCGCCTTTGTAGATCTCAAACGTCCAGGAGAGGCTTGAAGGATCCCAGATCATCCGCCTGCCGAGCTCACCGTATTCGAGAACCGGCGTTATGGCATCCAGCACGCCGCCGCCGTAGATCACGCTCTCGTCTGTGTCTTCCGTCTCCGGGTCGTCCGGCTGAAATGTTTCCGGCAGCCCTTTGACGGCTGCGGTGGAGATCCTCGTCATGTCGCGCATGTTGCCGTTGATAATGCCGTAGACGCCGGTCTCAATGTTCAGGATCTGCGTCTTTGCCGCCACCACGCGCTTATTTAGAAGATACTCCGCAGTGTAACCGTTGACGGTGATTTTGTTCTCGACCGTGTCACATTTCACGTTCACGATGAGGTAGGTGGTTTTGTGGTCCGTGTCGTAGATAATACAGTTTTTCTTCAGCGCGGCGATGTTGTAGTTGTCCGCTACGGCCACCAGCTGGATCTTCCCGACGTCATTGTAATAAATAGACATCTGGATGCTGATCGCGTGCGAGATCTCATAACGCGTGCCGAAGTCTGGCGGGTATACTTCCAAACTCATAGCGCGATCCCCACGATCTCAACGGCATAGTCGATGTCGACCTGCAGGTTTTCCTTCCCTGACGCAGCCTCCGGTTTAATGACGTTGTCTCCGATTGCCAGCCGGAAAAAACTGGAGTTTAGGTCCAGGGCTCCCCGGCATTCGCCGTCCACGCTTGAGTTGACGTAGGTCCTCTCGTGCGTAATCTCGACGACAACGGTCTCACCGGCGACGAGGGTCTTGTTCAGCAGCAGGTACTTGTTCGTTTTCGCGTCGATCAGCCTCGGATTCTGCACTTCCGCCAGTGCTTTGAATGTAACTGTGAAGGGGATCGGCACCTGTCCGTCATTGATGACGTTAATAAACAGGGCCGAGATCACCTCGCCGAAACGATACGGCCTGGAAACATTCCAGGGGAACCTGAACCGCTTCGCGACGCCGCTCAGCGTTGCCTCGGCGCTTTCGTCCTTCTGCCAGTAAGGGTATGCCGCCAGCAGGCTGAACTGATAAGACGCGTTGTTTTCTCTGGCCTCAAACGTCGGCGTCGTAGAAGGCCTGACCTCTAAATAGTAGTCGTCCGCATACAGACGCCCGGCCAGATCCGGCCGCACGACAGCAAGAAGACGTTCTTTTTTCTTTGTCTGACTAACCCCGACAAAACGGCCGCGCATGGTCACGACCCGGCTCTGCACGTTGCTGGATTGGATGGTCGACCCGACCTGGTCGATGCCTTGGGCTTCTGAATGCGAGATCGCCAGCGTGTCGATGCCTTCCGGCTTTTCCGGGAGAAACCCGTGCGCCCACTCAAACGTTATGCTGTCGCCGTTTTCATTCACATACTTGAAAGTTTTTGGCAAGTTCGGGAAACTCATATAATCCACCTCGCCTGCTCAAAATATGCCGCTGTTGCGGCAGCCAGCTGCACCGGGGTCTGCGGCACGCTCTCTATGTTCTGATTGATAACAATAGACCTGTCAGCAGTTCCGGACCTCACAGGGATCGTCTGCATCCGGCTAAGGTTAAAAGACGTTGCGTCAACCATGTGCTGGATCTGCTTCGCCAGCGCGGGGACGTTGTCCTCAATGCCGACGGCTACGCCGGCCGGGATCCATTGTCCGACCTCATCTGCGAAAAGTCTGGAAGGGCTTCCGATCTTCAGCGCAGACTTGGCCGCCTCCAGCGCCTGACTTGCCAGATCTCGCAGGGAACTGAACAAACTGCTCGCCGCGCTTCTTACGCCATTCACGATGCCGTCAATGATGCTCCGGCCGACAGAGGCCCAGTCGACGCTGCGGAAAGCGCTGGCGAACTGGCTGAAAAGCTCCGGAATCATCATCAGCAGCGTGGGGATGGCGCTGATCGCGCCGGCCGCCAGTTGCCCGATCAGAGAGATGCCGGATTCGAGTATCTGCGGCAGGTTCGCTGCAATCCCGGTCACCAGCTGCATGACGATATTGGCTGCAGCGCTGAGAATCTGCGGGAGTGCCGTCACGATCCCGCTGATTAATGACTGCAGGATAGAGGCGCCCTGCGCCAGGAGCCCGGGGATCTGCGGCAGAAATCCGTTGACCAGCGTCGGGATAAACTGCGCCGCCGTCGTCAGCAGCTGCGGGAGCGCCGTCAGAATGCCCTGGATCAGCGTCTGCAGCATGGTCATGCCTCCGGTCAGCAACGTGGGCAGCTGCGTGGTGATCCCGGTCATGAGCCCGGTGAAGAGCTCCGTCACCACCGGCAGGATCGACGGCCCGATGGTGGAGAAGAGCCCGGTGAAGAGCTGCGGCAGCTGCTTCGCGATGTTCCCGGCCATCCGGACCACGTTCTTCAGCAGGTTCCCGGCACTGGTGCCCAGGTTCTGCATGGCGCTGTCCAGACCCTCCCCGGTGGTCATGGCCGCCAGCAGGTTCTCCCAGCTGGCCTTCATGGCCGCCGCGGATCCGGTCAGGGTGCTCTCCGCTTCGGCGGCTGCCACCCCGGTGAGGCCCAGATCCTCCTGGATCACGTGGATGGCGTCATAGACGTCTCCCAGGTTGTTGATGTCGTACTTCACCCCGGAGAGCTTCTCGGCATCCGCCAGCAGTCTCTCCATCTCCGTTTTGGTTCCGCCGTAGCCCAGCTTCAGGTTGTCCAGCATGGTGTAGTTCTGCTTGGCGAAGCCCTGATACGCCGCCTGGATGCTGCCGATGTCCGTGCCCATCTTGGCGCTGTTGTCGGCCATGTCCATGATGGCGGTGTTTGCGGCCTCCATGGCCGCCTGGGTGTCTCCGGAGAAGGCCTGCTTCAGTGCTGCGCCGAAGCTCACCGCCTGCTCCGCGTAGGAGTTTGCGGAGATCCCCGCAGCCGCTGCCTCCACCGCGTAGGCCTTGGCGCCTGCTGCTGCGTCTCCGTAGATGGTCTCCAGACCGCCGAAGGCCTGCTCCAGGTTCCCGCCGGCGGAAAATGCGCTTTTCAGGATGGAGCCCACAGCCGCCACGCTCACGACCTTGCCCAGCGTTCCCAGCAGGCCCGCGCCGATCTTGGATCCTGCACTCCTGCCGGCACCGTCGGCGCCCGTACCCAGCAGCCCCTCGATCTTGTTGGAGATCCCGGGGGCCTTCGGTATGATATTAACGTATGCGTCGCCCAGATCAGGCATTGTTCTCACCTCCGAGGATTCCGGCACGCCAGGCGTCAAACTCGGCCGCGGTGTTGAAGCCCACGTCCTCAGCCTTGTTGCCGGAGATGATTCCGGAGACCAGGGTCGGTTTGTTCCGGCCCCGATGCCCGTCTTCCGTGTTTTGCCAGACCATCACCCGCAGCGCGTCCGAGATCGTGGCCAGCAGCAGCGTGTCGATGTCCGTATCACAGCTGCTGAGCTTTTTCATAATTCGAGATTTCGGCCCCAGCCCCATGGCCAGCGTGGCCGCCAGTCTCGCCGGCAGTCCACGCCAGTCAAGAACATGGTAGGTCTCGGCGAAGTCGCAGACGAGAGCGTCCTCGTCGAGGTTTGCCATGCGGGCGAGGCCGATCAGTTTTTTAGGCTTTCTTCGCCGCCCTGCATGATCTCCTGAAGGGCCAGATGCAGGTCCAGGTAGGGGACCCGGCCGTCCTCATGGGACTGGCCGATGTGCTCATAAAGCGCCTGTTTCTGTTCTTCGCCCAGGAGCATGGTCAGGATCTTCGACGCGGCCAGAATTTTATCGAACTCCCGGACCTTTTCGCTGATGGTGTCCGCGATGAGCTCCACCAGGCGGATATCATCCGCCCGCCGTTCGTCAAATTCGTAGTGAAAGCCAGTTGATGTGGTGCCTGTTTTCATGTCTCGCCCTCCATGGTGTTATGCGCTGGGCAGGATGTACTCGTAATGGGTCACGCCGTTGGCGTCCGGCAGGGCCTGCAGCGTGATCTCGTAGCCGATGGGCTCGTCGTCCTTGTAGACGATCTCGCCCAGCTCGCTCAGGGATCCGTTGGGGATCACCACCCGCTTCATGGCGCCGCCCTTGAGCTTCATGTCGATGACGTAGCTGTTGTCCGCCAGCTGGTCTGCCTTGGCCTGCACGGTGATGAGCCCGCCGGTGCCCACGGTGACGTTGGCGTCGCCGTAGACGGTCTTCAGCACGTTCTGGTTCATGGCCTCGATCAGGGTCAGGGTCCATTCGTCCGGCTTCTCGGTCTGCAGCACCAGGACGGTGTCGCCGCCCCAGGCCTTGACGTTATCAGATTCCGCGCTGTTGTTGTTGGTCACGCCGTCTTCGCTGACGTAGCCGAGGTCTACGAAGGCCGAATTCAGCGCAGTGGAGGCGTCCGTCGGCAGGGTGGTGCCGGTGGGTGCCCGGAAGACAGCTCCCGCCACCTTCGGCTGGCCGGCGGAAACATTGGCAACATTAGGCATATTGTTTCTCCTTTCGGTGGTTGTCGGTTGTTAGAGGTAGTGGACGATATCGAAGACGGCCTGAAACCTGGGCCGCTTCTTTTCTTCGTCCGGGTAGTTGTAGCTGGTATTCAGGGCGCACCGGCTGATCTCCGGCCTCTCAGCCAGGTCCTCCATGGCGGCCTCCACGGTCTGGTTGAGCGCCATGGCCTCCGCCCTGGAGGGCGCCCAGCTCTGCACCACGATGGTGGCGGACTTCAGCCGGTCGGTGATCCGGCTGCCGGTCTGCTCCACCGTGACGAAGCTGTCCGGCATGGGGCTCGGCTCGCTTCCGTAGCAGAAGACGGGCAGCGCCTCGTTCATGGCGTTGATGACGAAGGTCTCGATGGTCATAGATGCACACCTCCGGCGGCCTTCAGCAGGGTTTTGTTTTTCTGGTCGTCCCGCCTGGCCTTGAAGGTCGCGGCCTTGACGGACGCGATTGCGACGAAGCCGATGGGGTGGGCGCTCTCCACTTCATAGCCTTCCCCGGCATTGCCGGCGATCTGGCCCGCGGCGTTGTTCAGAATTGCTTGCATCGCTCCGGATTTCATCAATTCATTCAGCCCGGGCAGGTTCAGCTTGAAATTTTTACTCACAGCGCTCGACCCTCACTTTCTTGTGCCAGGCTGTCGGGACGTTGGCCTCGATGCCCTGCACCACGTCGCCGAAGGTCCGGAAAGGCTCTCCCCAGATCTCCACCGTGGTGTCGGTCCAGTTGTGGCTGTCGCCCTTCGGCAGGCCCAGCCAGTAGGCGATGCGCTTGCCGTAGAGGCTGATGCTGTCCGTCACGTCGTCCGTCTCCGGCTGCCCCACCAGGACGTTGTCCACGTCCACCGGGGTCAGGGTGTAGACGGGGTCGTTCAGCGCGTCCACGCCGGTCTGCGTTTTCTCGTAGAGGGTCACGGTGATCCCGGTCATAGGCTGCCCTCCGTCGCCAGCGCTTCCAGTGGGCTGTAGCTGCCGATCTGGTTGCTCTTGCCGAGGTACTGGCGGTCGACCTTCGAGAGGTAAAGCTCCCCGGCACCGCCGCCGGCTCCGATGGTCCAGCTCTGAGAATAGCCCAGCGCGGACTGGCTTCCCTGGGTGGCGCCCAGAGGGACGCCGGAGGTGGATCCGTCGCCCAGGGCCCGGATGACCATCCGGCAGGAGACGATCTTCTTGACGATCTCCTCCGCCCCGATGGCCACCGCGTCGATCAGCGCCGCGGCGTCCGCCAGGAGGTTCGTGCAGACTTCCTGCTCGTCCTCCGTCAGGGTCCGGAGCATTCTCTGCTGCACGTCTTGCACAGTTGCGTAGGCCATGATGGGTTCACCTCATTTCGTTTTGCTGCTGCGCCTGGTGGTTTTCTTCGGTGCGGCTGTCGCCTTTACGGCTGCCGGTTCCGCCTGGGGCGGGGAGGGGAAGCGATAGCCCCTCCCCAGGTATTCGTCCAGACGGGACTCGTGCACCCATGTCTGGCCGCCGTCCGGTCTGGTCAGGCAGATCATGCGTTCGGGGTGGCGCCGAGCAGCAGGTTGAAGCAGTTCACGTCAGCGCGGAAGCCGACCTCGATTTCGGCGCGGACCGCGAACATGTTGCGCTGCCACAGGTTGATCTGCTGGGTCCCGATGGTGAGAGTGGACTCTTCGGAGATGGAGATCTCCACGCCGCCCACGGTGCCCCACAGGGCCTGGCTCCAGTCGCCGGCCACGCCGACGATGGCGGGAGTGCCGGCTGCGGTGCCGACGCCGGCAGCGCCGGCTTTGTACATGCCGCGGCTCTCCTGCATCCGGGCGCCCAGGATCCGGTTGATCGCGGCCTCGGCGGCGGTGTTGAAGAGGGGACGGTCGTCGGTGCCGGTGGCGCCGAGCAGCAGGCCCATGCCGGCCGGGCTCATGGCGAAGCCGTCCAGGATGCCGCCGTGGGCGGCGATGTCCGCGTAGGCCGCGACCAGGTTCTTGTAGACAGTCTCATTGGCGCCAGGGACGAGCTTCTGAGAGGTAGCATTTGCGAAGGTGTCAAAGTTCTCGCCCGGAGCCTCTACAGCACCCACGACGGTGGCGTCAAACTTCTGGGCCAGTGCCAGGGGCAGGCGCTCAACGATGGCGTTGTAAAGCGCGTCAGCGTCACGCCGGAACTGCTTGGAGAATGGGACGATGACGGCCAGCTGATAGGCCTGCATGTTCTTGGTGTTCAGACCCGGATTGCTGACGGGTTTTTCGTTGGTCTCGGTCACCCAGCTGGCGGAGGGGTCGGAAGTGATCACGGGGATCACGGCGCCGCGGCCGGGCAGGGCAATCTGGCGGCCCAGCGTCATGACGGCGCTGGCCTGCTGGGTTTTCTGCAGGATCTCCGCGGA